ACAATTTCCGATGTTGAGGGAGACTTTAATCCTCAATCTACGATGGCCTTCAAAGCAAGGGTGCTATCCAAAGGAATGTCGAAACTGACTATTCCGATGGCTAATGGAAAGTCTGCATTTTTGGTCTTGAACCAACTCAAAACGAACATTACCAGATCTATTTCCGAAACACTGACCACTCCGTATTTCACTCCCGGCGGCAAGTCTATGCATTATGTATATTCCTTGCGAATCTGGCTTACTGGCCGAAAAGCGAAGGCCAGCTTTGTTGTTGACGAGAACGGATTTCGAATCGGCTCTGAGGTCAAGGTGAAGCTAGAAAAGTCAAGGTTTGGAACACAGGGCCGCAGATGCAATTTCAAAATTCTTTGGGGAAATGATATTATAGGGATTCAGGACAAAGAAAGCTGGCTTGAAGCGATCAAGGGATCTGAACACGTTACGAATGCGGGCGCATGGTTTACTTTACATTACCCGGAAGTACCCGGGGAAAGTACACCAGCAAGCGAAAAGTTCCAGACTTCCTCTTGGATAGCCAAGCTAGAAGATGAGAAATTTAGAAATCGAGTGTTCGAAATAATGGATGAATTCGTCATCAAGAAGTTCGATGCAAGAGAAGGAAATGCCGACGATTTTTACGATCCGGTTTAACTAACAACAAAAACATAACTTCAAGAAGGCTCCCTATGGGAGTTTTCTTGTTTATAGGAGAAAAAGTGAAGAGATTATTGATTATTGATGCCCTAAACGCTTATTACAGGAATTACATTGTAAATCCCAGTTTATCAGCAAATGGACATCCCATCGGCGGCCTTAAAGGGACGCTACAGACCGTTCAAAAAATGGCAAGAGAGATTAACCCGGATATGATTGCGATGGTGTGGGACGGGCCAGGAGGATCGATTAGCCGACAGCAACAAAACAAGAACTACAAGCAGGGCCGCAAACCTATTCGAATCAACAGGGAGACGATTTTATCTGAAGACGAGCAAGGGAAAAACAAGGTTTGGCAGCAGATCAGGCTGATGGAATATCTAAATGAATTTCCGATTGTACAACTTCAGTTCGAACAGGTCGAAGCCGATGACGTTATTGCCTATTTGACACAAATGGAAGAATTTGCTGGTTGGCAGAAGGTAATTGCTTCTTCGGATAAGGACTTTCTTCAGCTTTGTGACAAAGAAACCATCCTGTTTCGACCAATCCAAAAGAAGATTCACAATGTAAATAATATTTTGGAAGAATACAAGATTCACCCCCGGAATTTTGCTGTGGCCCGAGCAATTGTTGGGGATCCTTCGGATAACCTTCCCGGCGTCCCCCGAGCAGGCTTGAAAACGGTTGCAAAAAAGTTCAATTTTCTTTTGGAAGATAAGGACGTGAAATTACAGGAGATTTTCGATTATTGCGAGAAAACCGAAGAAAACGGCAAAATATTTACCAACATTTTAGAGTGCAAAGAGATAGTTATACAGAATCTGAAGCTCATGCAGTTGTCGAACCCCCGGCTGTCGTTACAGTGTAAGAACAGAACGAAATATGCCATTGCCAACTTCGATCACAGATACAACAAAACAGAAATTATAAAAATGATGAATAAAGACGGGTTTGGTGTCTTTAACTGGGAGAGTATTCACAGTATTATGAACAGGGTTAGTATTGACAAGCCCTTGGAAATGGGGTAAAGTAGGAGTATGAAGCAACTAATGACGAACACCAAAAAAGACAACTTAAACTTTTCAAAATACGGGAAGTCCTTTCAAGAAAAGTTGTGCATGGTAATTCTAGAAGATCGGGTCTTTGCTGACCAGATCGAAGAAGTCCTCGATATTAATTTCTTAGAATTGAATTATCTTAAGGTTTTCTTGAACAAAATCTTTGATTACAGAAAGAAATATGGTGTTCACCCCTCTCGGGACATTATCAAAACGATTCTCAGATCGGATCTGGAGAATGAAAACGATCTTGTAAAGACCCAAGTCCGAGAATACTATGTTAGGTCCCAGATTGCTGACTTGAGTGACCAAGCATATATTAAGGATACCGCTCTTGACTTTTGCAAGAAGCAAAACCTTAAATCTGCGATGCTAAAGTCGATCGGACTACTTCAGACTTCATCTTTTGATGAAATCTCAAAAGTCATTAATGATGCCCTTAAACTGGGAGACTTCAGTGATGATGGGCACGATTGGGCTAAGGATTTCGAAGAGAGATTCGTCCCCAAATTTAGAAATCCAATTTCTACCGGTTGGCCTTTGATCGATGATACCGTCGGCGGCGGTCTTGGACAGAAGGAGTTGGGAGTAGTAATCGCCCCTACCGGCGCCGGAAAGTCCATGGCACTTGTCCATTTGGGGGCTAATGCTCTCAAGCAGGGTAAGAATGTAGTACATTACACGCTCGAATTGCAAGATACCGTTATAGCCTCGCGTTACGACTCTTGCTTAACCAAAATCCCCTTGGGGAGTCTAATGTCTTTCAAAGAGAAGATTTTTGAAGAAGTGCAGGAAATCAAGGGTAGATTGATTGTTAAGGAGTATCCCACCAAGTCAGCGTCAACTAATACCATTAAGGCACACTTAGAGAAGCTCAAGATGAAGGGATTTCAGGTGGATATGATTATTGTAGATTATGCGGATCTTCTTCGTCCGATTAACTCTCTAAAAGAGAAGAGGATCGAACTTGAAACGATTTATGAAGATCTGAGAGGTATGGCATCGGAGAATGTGGTCCCAATTTGGACCGCAAGTCAAACAAACCGATCCGGCTTGAATGCCGAAGTTGTCACGATGGAGTCCATTTCAGAAGCTTTTAACAAGTGTTTTGTATCAGACTTTATTTTCTCTCTTTCAAGGACCGTAGACGATAAGCTAGCTAACGGTGGCCGCATCTTTATCGCTAAAAACAGAAACGGTCCCGATGGTTTGGTTTTCCCTATCTTTATGGATACCTCTTGTGTCGCTATCAAAGTTCTAGACCCGTCAGCAGCAGAGGTTGATGTGAGTAGTAAAACTCAAAAAGAGTCACTATTGAAGAAATACAAGAAATTCAAGAACAACACAGGAGGATAAGATGTATAGTTTAGAGGAAGTGAAAGAAGCCACAATGGCTTACTTTGGCAATGATGAATTGGCTACCAACGTATTCATGTCAAAGTATTGTCTTCGCGATCAGGAAGGTAACTTTATAGAGAAAACCCCCGATGAGATGCATCGGAGAATGGCAAAAGAGTTTGCTAGGATTGAAGGTTATTTCGATACAGAAGACGGTCTTATAGGGCTCAAAGAAGAAGAGATCTATTCTTACTTTAAAGATTTTAAATATATAGTTCCTCAAGGATCCCCGATGATGGGGATTGGAAACGATTATGTAAATGTTTCCTTATCCAACTGTGTGGTCGTTGAATCTCCAGAAGACAACATTTCCTCTATTTTTGACGCCGGGAAAGATCTGGCAAATCTCTTTAAGAGACGTTGCGGCGTCGGGATCGATATTTCAAGTTTGCGTCCCGAAGGGACTGCGGTTAACAATGCTGCCAGAACCACAACAGGGGCTTGGTCATTTTCAGATTTTTATTCGTATGTATGCAGATTAATTGGACAAAATGGCAGACGTGGAGCCCTGATGGTGTCAATAGATGTTCGCCATCCTGATATCTTTAAATTTGTTAAGATGAAGCAGGATTTATCCAAAGTCACCGGAGCAAATGTTTCGGTAAAGATCACTGATGATTTCATGGAGGCAGTAACTCACGATGATACGTTTACTCTTCATTTCCCCGTCGGGTCCGAGAATCCGTCGCACACAAAAGAAATTAAAGCTACGGAACTTTGGAAAGTCATTGTTGAGTCTGCCACCGAAAATGCCGAGCCGGGATTGTTGATGTGGGACAACATTATCAAAAACCTTCCCGCTCACTGTTATCCGGCGTTTAAGACCGTTACAACCAACCCGTGTGGAGAAGTTCCCCTGTCGGCATATGATAGTTGCAGGCTTATTTCCCTAAACTTAAAGCATTTGGTGGAAAATCCATTCTCCCCCGAAGCAAGATTTGATTTCAGCAAGTTTGAGGAAATAGCCTCCGTCGGAATGCGACTATCAGACGACTTGGTTGAACTGGAATTAGAAAAATTAGAAACCATTCGGAATGCGTGCGACACCCCCGATGAAAAAGAATTGTGGGAAAAGCTGCTGAATGCGGCACTTTCTGGCCGACGGACCGGTTTGGGGACTCATGGATTGGCTGATGTGCTGGCGCGGCTAGGATTGGCTTACGATTCGGACGCCGCCCTTAAAATTACAAAAAAGATATACGAAACGCTAAGAAATATGGCGTATATAGAGAGTAGCCTATTAGCCCAGGAGAGAGGAGAGTTCCCGGCATTTAATTGGGATTTGGAAAAAGACAACGAGTTTATCAAGAGGCTCCCGACGAGAATTCAAGAAATGATCAAACTTCATGGTCGTAGAAATATTTCTATTCTCACTAGTGCTCCCACCGGCTCTGTTTCCATAATGTCCCAAACCTCGTCGGGACTAGAGCCTGTATTCCGGAATTGGTATATCCGCCGCCGCAAATTGTCCCATAACGAGCAGGATGCAGTAGAAGATTTTACTGATGACCTGGGAGATCGTTGGGTGGAATATAGAGTCTTTCATCACAATTTGCAAGAATATCTGGATTTAACCAAATCTAGGGTTATCCCTGATTTTTTTGTAGAATCTGATTCGATCGATTGGGAACAGAGAGTTCTCATTCAGGCAGCCATTCAGAGGTCTATCGATCACAGCATTAGTTCCACTATCAATCTTCCGAAAGGAACCGACTCCGAGGTAGTAGCTTCCATCTATGAAAAGGGCTGGATGGAAGGACTAAAGGGGATCACAGTTTATGTTGAGGGCTCCAGAGAAGGAGTTCTCTTGACCGAAAGAGAATCTAGTGTGGATCTTTTCCCGCAGCACTCGGCTCCTAAGCGCCCATTGGAATTGCCATGCAATCTTCATCACACAACTATAGACGGAGAGAAATGGATTATTGTGGTTGGGCTAATGGACGGAAAGCCTTACGAAGTTATGGGCGGTCGTTCTGATCTGATTGAGATCCCAAGAGGCAAGGCAACAGGGTTTCTTATTAAAAACGGATTCAAGACAAAAAACTCGGTTTATGACTTAAAAATAGGGGCTAACGGGGATACAATTATTGTTAAGGATTTGGTAAAAGCCTTTGCCAACCCGGATCACAGCGCCTTTACGCGATTAATCTCTTTATCTCTAAGGCACGGAGCAGACATCAAATATGTGGTGGAGCAGATGCAGAAAGATCGTGACAGTTCTTTACATTCGTTTGCTCGCTGTATTGCAAGAATTCTAAAGAATTATATCGTAGATGGAGTTGAAGCAAGCGAGAAAACATGTGGGGAGTGTCACACCGACGGGCTCATTTATGTTGAGGGCTGTGTGACCTGTACAAACTGCGGCTTTTCCAAATGCGGCTAGTTAGTTAGAGCATGCTAGGATTCACAGAGAAAGCAAAAGAAGACTTGGAGAAAAAGTGAAAAAAGAAATGGTTAATCACCCAGAACATTACAATCAGGGCAAAATAGAAGTGATAGACGCGATTGAAGATTGGGATTTGAACTTTGCCGAAGGCTGCATAATAAAATACGTGACAAGACATAAACATAAGAAGAGTTCAATTGAGGATTTGGAAAAAGCCAAATGGTATTTAGAGCGATTAATAAAAATAAAATCAAAGGAAAACAAATGATACTTACGC